TCTCCGCTTACTGAGAGCAACCCTGGTCTCTTTCCGAATAGAGTCTGCCCATTCCTTCGTCAGAATCGTGTGCGGAAGGATCAGCACCCCCGACTGGTTTTCGTCAAGATGACTTTCCCATCGCACGTAACGGCCTAAGACTTGGTTTAACGCCATGAGATTCAACGTGTTCTTCATGTAGCACCCGACGCGAGCGTTTTTGACGCTCACCCCCTCGGTGAACATATTGCACGACACAAGCCACCTGGCGTCGCTTCCCATGCGAAACATCTTCAGCACGGCCTGCACTTCGCCAGGGTCCATGTCTGACGAAAGGGTCTTCGAGGAATGCCCTGAGTTTCGCAGTCTCTTCGCCACTAGGTTCACGTACTGGTTACCGGTTTCTCCGTTCGGATCGCTCGACATGCAGTGAAACGATCCGACCGGAAGTGGCTTTCCGGTTCCCAGCAGCAAGTCCATGTCAGCGTTCAAAACGCCCTGCATCTTCTCGATGGCCGTAGCCATGAACGCTGCGATAGTGTCATTGTCGCCGCGGCCAATGCGAAACGACTTCCCGATCGCGTTGCTTGCGTCCGTAGCCGACACCTTATCCCACTCCCAGACACCAGCCGGCGTGCCGTCTGAACCGGCCATCTCCGTTTGTCCTTTAAGAAGGATGATCTCGACCGGCCGAACAACACCGTCGGGGTCAGTGAGGGCTTCCCCGTATGTGTACGTGTAATCAGCAACGGAAAAGCCTTCCTTGTACTTTACGAGCGGGATCTCAGTCCCGTCGGACCTGAAAGCCGTTCCGGTCAGTAAGACGCAATTTCCGTGAGACCTTCTGGCGATTTCACCGCATCTCTCAACGCAATCTCCCCAGACCCTATTCTCGCCAGCGTGGTGTGGCTCGTCGAACACGAACACGATCCGCCACCCATTGTTCACCCATATATCTAGGTTCGGAAGAAGCGAACCGAGGCTCTGGTAGGTTGTCACAATCCCCTTGTAAGCCGCCGGCGGCTTCGCCATCTCCTTTGACCCACAAAGCGGATACAGATTCAACCCCTCGAATGCGGCATCCTGCACCCATTGAGATCGAAGCGTGTCGGTCGGAACGACGACGACCGCATACGTCTTGGTCTGCGATGTGTAGAAAGAGACTGTCTCACAACCAACAATAGTTTTCCCTGTCCCAGGAAACATATTGATGAGAGGATTCTCAGTGTTTCGAATGATCTCGAGTGCGGCAACTTGGCAGTTGCGAAGTTCTTTATTACTCATTCCGTGTCTTATCCTTGTGGCAGGCCTTACACAAAAGCTGCCCGTTGTAGGTTTGCGTCACTCCACCGCGGGACCATCTAGAAACGTGATCCCCTTCAAACGTCTCAAGCAGTTCACTGCACGAAGCACACCGCCCCTGCTGCCTAAAAAACATCTCACGCTTCTGGGAGTTCGTGAACCTTCTCGCACTATCGCGCTCGCCGCCCATCACACCCTCCCCCCACCCACCACCCGCCACTCCGTCTCGCCCCGCCTGGAGGCCGACAACACCTCGTTGCCCGTCCGCTCGACCTTGCCGAGCCGCTCGAGACGCTTCATCCGGCGAATCACCTGCTGATCGCTCATGCTGCCGATCCGAGCCGCCAGCTCCGTCTTGCCGGCCGGCCCCGCCGCCAACGCCGCGAGAATCAGCCGTTCGTGTTCGTCAACGACCGCGGCCGTCATCGCCTGCCCGGCCGCGACCGAAGTCGGCGGATCGGTGCGGCGGGCCGGTGCGTCGAAGTCGATGTAGTGCTGGCCTTGGTACTTCATGCGGTCACCGCGTCGAAAAGGGTCGTCTCAACCTTCTTCCCAAGTGCCGCCTCCGCAAGATTCCGAACCGCTTGACGGTAGTAAGCCGGCTTCAACTCCACGCCAATCGCCTTCCGTCCCATGAGAACGGCCCCGTACGCCTCGCTGCCGACACCCATAAACGGTGTCAGCACCGTCTCGCCCGGAAGGCTGCGAAGTTGCACGACACGCTCAATAACGTCGAGTTGAAGCGGGTGCATGTGCCGCTCGTCCTGTTCCTCGCGGGCTTCTTTGTAGGGCAGCGTCCGACCGATCCGAATGTCATCCCAAAAAGACGATGCGTACTGTCGCCACACCCAGTGGGAGTAACGGTTCTCGATCTGCTTTCCCTTGTGGCCGCGGAACGGCAGCAGCTCCTCGGGAACCTGTCGCTCGCCGGCGTATTCGAGGAGTCCGTTAGGATTAGCCACGGGAACCGGATTGTCTCCGTCCTTTCGGAACAGAAGCATGCAGTCAGCCGAGGCCACATCGCACAAGCTAGCGTCGGTCACGACTTGCTTGTGTGCGAGCCCCTTCGCCATCGTTCGCAGCCGAACGGCGAGCGGCTCCTTCCAAACGAAGTGCCGGCACCAGAAACGCCAGCCAAGCGATTCGTGAAGGCGGATGATCTCGCCGGGAAAGTCCACCAGTCCGCCGGGCGAAGACTTCCGCGGGATGTCCATGCAATGCACAGCCGTCAGCCTGCCCGGCATCGTCACCCGGTGGATCTCACCCACGACAAAGGCGTAGTGATCGAAAAACTCCTGGTGGCTCCGGCAGTTCGACAAGTCGCGGTCGCTTGACGAGTAGTGGTAGAGACATCCCGCCCCGTCGGCCGCGAACGGCGGGGAATAGAGAGACAGATGGACGCTGTCGTCAGGGATGCTCTGAAGCACCTCGCAGCAGTCGCCGTTGTAGATCGCGTAGTCGTTTGTGACTACTTGTTCCGTGCAAGCCATCCTGGCACCTCCTCCGGTTGAGTGAAAGTTCTCTTGTGATCCACTGACATCGAATCGTTCATGTGAGTAACGAGGGCCTCGAACATTTTTTCCGCCGCCCCGGCTTTTCTCCGGAGATTTGCCAGCACGCCGACTTCCCCCTCGGTAGCAACGACGTGAACGTCCACGGGGTTGGTCTGCCCAAAACGCCAGCAACGACGCACGGCTTGGTAATACTGCTCCCACGAGTGGGAAGCGAACGTCACGACGTTGTGACAGTGCTGCCAGTTCAATCCAAAGCATCCAATCTTTGGCTTCGTGACTAGCCTCTTAAGTTGCCCACGCTGAAACGCCAACAGCAGCTCTTCCTTTTCTTCCTCGGACTGCGACCCGCTAACCTGCCGGCAGTCTGAGATAGACCGCTCGAGCATGTCGGCCTCGTCATTTAAGTGACACCACACCACCGAAGAGCCGGTGTGACTGCCGACAAGATCCGCAGCCGCCGCACACCGATCCTCTAACGTCAGTCGCCTCTCCTCTCGCTGCTCCTGGAGAGAGTTGGCCGGCATGGAGAACAGCATCCCAGACCGCGTCTTGCTGCTATGGACGACATGCTCGTGTTCTCTTAATGGCGGCAAGACCAACTTTCCGTCGTCAAACCCAAGGTCGCTCGGCTTGCGACACGCACGCGACCAAGAGCACACCCATTTCCAAAACTGCTCCTCGGCATGTCCACGGAATCGATAGCTCTTGCGGCCCCAGCCGAGATAGTCCTTAATCACGTCTTCCTTGAAAAACCGAGAGAGCATGTCCTGATATCCGAGGTAGCCGATAGCCTCGCTGCTGGTGCCGAGTTCGTGATAGTCATTCGGCGCAGCTGTGGCCGTGCAGAGAAGTCGATAAGGGATCGTCCGCATGAACTCCGTGACTGCCGCCTTGGTTTGTCCGTCGAAGTTTTTTAGGATGCTCGACTCGTCACACACGATTCCGCCGAAATAATTCGGGCTGAAATGATGGAGCCGCTCGTAGTTCGTTACCACAATCGTGGAATTGGGTTTCCCACCAATTGCCCTTTCCGCCTCAATGCCAAACCGCTTTGCCTCGCCAACGGTCTGATAGCTCACGGCGAGAGGCGTGAGAATCAAAACGGGCTTCTCGACAGCCAGGCGGACGTTTTCCGCCCAGACCAGTTGCATTGGCGTTTTTCCCATTCCGCAGTCAGCGAAGATTGCCGCCCGACCTTTACGGCATGCCCACGTCACGAGCGACCGCTGGTAGTCGAACATCCAGTCGGGCAGGAACTCGGGGTCGAATCCGTGGTCGCCATCGACTTGGGCTTTCGTGGCGAGGAACTTCGTGTAACGCTCGGACGCCGGACGATCCGAAACTCCGGACATCCGCACATCTCGCACAGCCTTACTCGAACGCTTCTTTCGTGGTTGCATCGATTGCAAAGCCTCTTCATGTTCCGACTCCTTAATCACGTTTCCCTCCGTAAAAGTTCCCGTCATGCCACCACCAACCCTTCCGCCTCAACGAGCTGCCGGCACCTGAAAAGCACGGCGTCTTTCGCCCCGGCCCGGTCCTCCGGATCGTCTGCATCTCGCCACCGGTCGACGGCGGCCGAGAGCATGAGGATGTAGTCGTCACGCCTCGAAGTGAGCGTCTCGACGAGGAGATCCCGGTGGCTGCCCCGCTGCACGCCACGGAGCATCGTGCGAGCGACCCGGCGTCGCTCGGCGGTGTACGCCGACGTGCACGATCTGCACCAGGCGGTACGCCCGTCCTTGGATCGTCGGTTGACCGAGAACGCGCCCGCGGGCTTCGTCTCGCCGCACCGCCGACACGTCTTCGCCTCTTCCATGCGTCTCCTCCTTGAAAACCCCGACGGCGGGCGGTTTTTCCGCGACCGGCCCGAGCCCCGAATTGGTTCGGGATTTGGGTTAGTCCCGCCCGCCGCCGGGTGTTACTTGTC